TTATTTGGCAGATTCTACAACAGTATTAAATGTTCAAGGTAATGCAAACGCTGCCGCTAATCTTGCTGCTGGCGATTTAATTTCTATTGACGGTGGAACATCATATAATCGTGTTGCTTCTGTTAACACAACTGCAATTATTGTTGCAACCGCATTTACTGCTAACGTAGCAAACTCTACGCCAATTCTAAAAAAATGGCAATATGCTGACCAATTTGGTGTTGCTCCAGGCACATCATCTTATGTTTCAAACTTGAATGGCTCAAATGATGAAATGCATATTATTGTTATAGATGAAGATGGTAATTTTTCTGGCGGTGTTGCAAACACAGTATTAGAAAAATATTCTTTTGTTTCTAAAGCATCTGATGCTATTAGTGATAGCGGTGAAACAAATTACTATAAATCGGTTATTAATGCTCAATCACAATATGTTTGGTGGTTAGGTCATCAACCAGGTTCTTCTAATTGGGGAACTACAGCTACAGGAAAAACCTATACTAATCTTAACAACCCATGGTATTCATCATTAAGTGCTGGTGCAGATGGCACAATTGGTAATTCTGAAATTGTTACTGCATATGGTTACTTTGCTAATCCTGATGTTGTAGATGTTTCCTTGTTAATTTCTGGTCCAGGCAATGCAACAGTAGCAACAAGTTTAATTTCTACTGTTGATTCCCGTAAAGATGCAATAGTGTTTTTGTCACCAACCAAAGCATCTGTTGTTAATAATGCTGGTAATGAAGCAACAAGTATTCTATCTTTCCGTAATAGTTTATCTAGCACATCGTATGCTGTATTAGATTCTGGTTACAAATATCAGTTTGACAAATACAACAATGTATACCGTTGGGTTCCATTGAATGGTGACATTGCAGGTACTTGTGCAAGAACAGATTTAGAAAGAGATCCTTGGTTCTCACCTGGCGGCTTAAATCGTGGATCAATTAAAAATGTTATTAAGTTAGCATACAATCCAAATAAAGCTGAACGTGATAACTTGTATGTTCGAGGTATCAATCCAGTTGTAACATTCCAAGGTGAAGGCACAGTTCTATTTGGCGACAAAACAATGTTGGCAAGACCATCTGCGTTTGACCGCATCAATGTCCGCCGTTTATTCATTGTGTTAGAGAAATCAATTGCTCGTGCAGCTCGTTCAACATTGTTTGAGTTCAACGACCAATTTACTCGTGCTCAGTTTGTAAACTTGGTAGAGCCATTCTTGCGTGATGTCCAAGGTCGCCGTGGTATTACTGACTTCCGTGTTGTTTGTGATACTACAAATAATACACCAGAAGTTATTGACAGTAATCGTTTTGTAGGCGATATCTACATCAAACCTGCTCGTTCAATTAACTTTATCCAACTTAACTTTGTGGCAGTTCGCACAGGTGTTTCGTTTGATGAAATCGTTGGCCGGTTCTAATAAATAGAGAGATAGGAGAAAAAAATGGCATTTAATGTAAATCAATTCCGCTCTCAGATGGTAGGAGACGGTGCTCGCCCAAATCTATTTGAGGTGAGTATGCCGTTTCCTGGTTTCTCAGCACCGGGAGATGCACAACAGAAATTAACTTTCATGTGCAAAACAGCTCAATTACCTGGCTCAACAGTTGGCGTAGTTCCTGTTCAATATTTTGGTCGTGAATTAAAGTTTGCAGGCAATAGAACATTTGCAGATTGGACAATTACAATTATTAACGATGAAGATTTTGTTGTTCGCAATGCTTTTGAGCGTTGGATGAATGGCATCAATAGTCATAATTTGAATGTCCGTAATCCACTTGCAAATGCACCATCTAGTTATACTGTTGACTCTGAAGTTACACAGTTTGGTAAAGGTGGTCAAACGCTTAAGAAGTATAAATTCTTAGGTGTGTTTCCAACTGATGTTGCACCAATTGATGTTGATTGGGGTTCAAACGATACTATTGAAGAATTTACCGTAACTCTCGCCTATCAATGGTGGGATGCTGTAGAAACCGGTGTTGTGTAAGAAGAAGGACTTCGGTCCTTCTTTACTTTTTAGGATGATATAAAATGGCGGTAAAACTTTTTGGCTTTACACTAGGTAAAAAGGATATTGTTCAGGTTGAGAAACCTGAGCAAGCTTCTTTTTCGCTTCCAACCGAAACCATTGATGATGGTGCGGTTACTATTACTCAAAATGCTCACTATGGTACATATGTTGACCTAGAGGGTTCTATTCGTAATGAGTTAGAGTTAATTACTCGTTATCGTGAAATGTCTAACCATCCAGAATGTGATATGGCAATTGATGAGATTGTCAATGAAGCTATTACACATGATGTTGATGGCAAGGTTATGGATATCAATTTAGATAATCTAAAACAACCTGAAACAATTAAGAAAAAGATTATTGAAGAATTTGACAACATTCAAAAAATGTTAAACTTCAGTAATCTTGCTGATGACTTATTTAAACGCTGGTATATTGATGGTCGTATTTACTATCATGTAATTGTAAATGATACCGCACCAAAAGAAGGTATTCAAGAGCTTCGTTATATTGACCCACGCAAGATTCGTAAGGTGCGTGAGATTCAAAAAGACCGTGATTCAAAAACTGGTGCTCAGATTATTAAATCAATTGCTGAGTATTATATTTACAATGACCGTGGTGCGGCAACACAATCATTTACAGCATCTACAAATCAAGGTTTAAGAATTGCACCTGAGTCCATTATTAATGTGAACTCTGGTTTGATGGATGCAAAGAATACATTTGTAATTTCATATTTACATAAAGCAATTAAAGCTCTCAATCAATTACGCATGATTGAAGATGCTGTTGTAATCTATCGTTTGTCACGAGCACCTGAGCGCCGTATATTTTATATTGATGTTGGTAATTTACCAAAAGGTAAAGCCGAACAATATATGCGTTCTATTATGACACAGTATCGCAACAAGTTAGTATATGATGCTAACACAGGCGAGATTCGTGATGAGCGTAAACATTTATCCATGTTAGAAGATTTTTGGTTACCACGCCGTGAAGGCGGTAAAGGTACTGAAATTACTACACTTCCTGCTGGTCAAAACCTTGGCCAAATGGAAGATGTTCAGTATTTTCAAAAGAAGTTATTGCAATCGTTGAATGTTCCAATTTCTCGCCTTGACCCACAACAAGGTGCAGGCATTATGGGTATTGGTAAAACAACTGAAGTAACTCGTGATGAAGTTAAATTTAATAAATTTATTAATCGTTTGCGTAATAAATTTTCTCGTATTTTTGATGATGCTTTGCGTGTTCAATTAGCACTCAAAGGAATTTGTACCACAGAAGAATGGGACGAATTTAAAGAAGCCATCTATTACGACTATAAGAAAGATAATAACTTTGTTGAAATGCGTGAAGCAGAATTGATTCGTGAGCGTGTATTAACAGCAACACAGTTAGACCCATTTATTGGTAAGTATTACTCTAGTAAGTGGGTTAAGAAAAATGTGCTTCGTATGACTGACGAAGAAATTGAAGAAATGGAGAAAGAAATTGAAGAAGAAGGCAGCCAACCCGTTCTTGCTGATGGCGAAGAAACCTCAGCCCAAGCAACCAACGCAGACGCAACAAGTCAAGCCGAGGACAACACTCAGGAAAGCAGCGGCACGGAGTCGTTAACTCCTCAGTTGGATGATGCGGTAAATAAGTATGCTTTTAATATAAATAAGAGATAATGGAGAATAACATGACAGCAGAAACATTTATTAATCAGTTAGCTTCTGGTCAAGCTTCTGATGCAAAAGAAACATTAGCAGATTTATTGTCTGCTCGTGCCTTTGAGGCATTAGATGCCCGTAAGCAAGAAATCTCAACAGCATTATTTGGTGGTCAACAAGAAGTTGAAGTGCAAGATACTGCGGACACACCAATAGAACAAGAATGAAGTCATTAGAAGATTTTAAAAACATTCTATTAGAAGAAGAAAAATCAGACTATTCAAAGTTTGATATGTTGGTTCGTGCTGGTCTTGCCAATAAGGCACAGATACAGCGTATTCACAAAATCTTAGATAAGATGGGTGAAGAAAAACCAAACTTTAGTCCTGCTGATAAAATGATTGTTCAAAATCTTTTTAATAAAATGGTAGATTTAATTACCAATAATAAACAAATCTTTCAACAAACTCGCCGGGCTGTTAGAGAAGATATTGTTGATACTTCTGATTTTAAGATTGATAAAACTGGCAGAAAGTATAAAGCTCACCGAATTAAAATTGGTGATACACCTGCAGCTGATGGGTCAGTTGAATTGGCAAAAGAAGAAGCAATACAATTACAAGAAAGAATTGACCCGCCATTTGTGTTGGTGTTAAAACGCAAAGCAATTCGTATGTATCCTGAAGGAACTAAAATTGCTTTATATTATAATGAAAGATTAAGAAAATATTTTTCTGTACCTTATAGTGATGAAGCTGGTTTAGATTCTCCTATTCAAGCAGAAGAAACAGAATTAGAAGAAGCAGTTGATGCAATGGGTCAACTACAAAAGATTAAAGATAGTCATAGTCATGGCACAGTAAACCATAAAGATGGTTCTGCCAGTAAGGTTGATGTTCAAACTGCTCATGCCGTATTAATGGTACATAAGAATTTGAATGATGAAAATAAAACCAAGTTTGCTGACATGGTGGCAAGGTCATCACACCATATGCAAAAAGCAGCTAACTTTGCTATTAATAAAATGAAATGAGCTTTGTTGACCTTATTGGAAAAAACAAACTTATTGAGGCCAAAGAATTTTTATTCAATCGCCTTGATGAGATAGCTGCTGATTATTTGGCAGAAGAAAGAGTAATTATAGGTAGAGATACTTATGTTGAAGTAGAAGAACAATTAGATGAAGCTTCAACGAATGTAATTAAAATGGGTCGAGTCAAAAAGATTCGCCGCCGTATTCGTAGAAATGCACAAGGCAGAATTATTGTTCAAAAGAACATAAGAAAATCTGCAATAAAAGGATTTAGAATATCAGGTAATACAGTTAAAAGAATACCTGCTATTGAAAGAATACAAAAAGCAAGAAAATTAAAAAGGTACTGGAAGACAAAAGGTAAAGCAAAATTGCGTAGAACATTACTTAAAAGAAAAATGTCTATCAGACGCCGCACATCCATGGGAATAAAATAAAATGCCAATAGAAATTT